GACCAAGCTCTTGAGCCTCGCGGAGAAGGGTGCTTACAACGAGTTGATGGACTACTACTACGCCACCGAGCAGCCCCTTCCGGCTGACTTGGACGCGTTGTGCCGTATTACCGGCGCATTCTCGGAACAGGAGAGAGCCGCTGTGGCTAAGGTTGCCAAGCAGTTCTTCGAGGAAGTAGATGGACAACTGTTCCAGGCGAAGATCGAAGAACAGATCCTTGCCTACAACGAGGAAGCTGAAAAGAACAGGTTGAATGGCGGAAAAGGCGGGAGGCCATCGAAGCCCAGAGAAAACCCAGTCGGTAACCCAGTGGGTTCTGTTTCGGATACCCAGTCGGGTACCCAGAAAAAAGCGAATCCAGTAACCAGTAACCATATATCTAAACCTAACGGTTTAGATAAAAGCAAAAAGGCGTCTGCGTCGCCTTTTGCCCTGCCCGATTGGATTCCTTCGGACGCATGGAGTGATTTCGTTGCAATGCGAAAGCAAATGCGCAAGCCCATGGGCGAGGCTGCGATCCGGCTTGCAGTGAGAACGCTTGAAGACTTGAGGGATAAAGGGAACGAGCCTAAGGCCGTGATTGAGCAATCGATCATGCGCGGATGGACTGGACTCTTCCCATTGCGCAGCGATTTCGCCAAGGCTTCAGGAAAACCTAGCCGCCACAACGGCTTCGACCAGATCAACTATCGCGAGGGGGTGAATGCAGATGGGAGCTTCTGAGACCGTGACGCAGGCGAAGGTCGTTGTCTGCGAAAGTCACGGCGAATACGAATCGAAGGGAATGTCGCTGCTTGGGATCAGAACGATCTGGTCTGGTTGCCCTGCCTGCAATGCGGAGCGCAGCGAGGCCGAACAAAAGCGCCGTTTGGCCGAGGAGGAAGCCGACCGCCAGCGCCGCATGGAGCAGCGTCTAAGCACTTCCGGCATCCCCTTGCGCTTCCGCGATCGGACATTCGAAAGCTTTGTCGCCGATACGGAGCCAAAGCGTAAGGCGCTCGAGATCGCGTCTCAGTTCGCTGAGAAATTCGATGAGCATTTCCGCGACGGCACGACGGTCATTTTCTCCGGCCCTCCGGGAACCGGGAAAAGCCATCTCGCCATCGCTGCGGCAATGGCTGTTATGTCTACCGGCACGGTTCTCTATCTCAACGCACTCGATCTGGTTCGCATGGTTCGCGATACGTGGCGCAGAGATTCGGAGATGACCGAAAGCGCCGTGTTGACCGAGTTGTCCACCGTGAGCCTTCTGGTGATCGACGAGATCGGCGTCCAGTACGGAACCGAAGGCGAGCAAGTGATCCTGTTCGACGTGCTGAATCGCCGCTACCGCGACTTGATGCCGACGATCCTGCTCACGAACCTCGGCAAGGGCGGCATGAAGGAATTCCTTGGGGATCGCAGCTTCGACCGTCTGCGTGAGGGTGGAATCTGGGTGACGTTCGATTGGGAATCACACAGAGGCTCAAAGAGGACAGCGCAATGACGATGACTGAAAAAGAGCTATCCGAAGTCATTGCCGAAATATCCGAGTGGCCGCTCCAGCAACGTCGCGACTACATCGCAGCAATCGAGACGGCATTCGGCAAAGACTCAGCGCAACAGATCCGCGATGGACTCACGGTGCTGTGGCAAGCAAAGACAGCTTAAGGGGATAGAGATGGGAATGACGGGGGAAGAGGTGAGTAGACTGGTTAGTACTCCTAAGCGTGTCGAGATCGGCGACGCGACGCTGTATCTGGGTGATTGCCGCGAAATTCTTCCGACGCTCGATCGCGTGGATGCGGTGATTACTGATCCGCCGTATGGGCTCGGCGAAAAGATGAAAGGCGGCACGAAACGCTTTCGCACTGGCGAAGGCGGGATGAATACGCTCGGCGCATGGGATGCGACGGCGGTACCGGATTTGCTGCCCTTGATTCAGGCTGCTGGCGAAACGTTGATGGTGTGGGGCGGCAACTACTACGACATGCCCGCTTCTCGCGGCTGGCTCATCTGGTTGAAGACAAACAGCGTCCCGACGATGGCGAGCCTAGAGATGTGTTGGACTAACCGGGATATGAATTCGAAACACTTTCAGCATCCCTGTGGTGGTTGGGATCGTCAACATCCGACTGAAAAACCGCTGGCGCTGATGCATTGGTGCGTTGAGCAGGCCGGGGACGTCGAGACGATTCTAGATCCATTCATGGGATCGGGTACCACTGGCGTTGCCGCTGTTCAGATGGGCCGCAAATTTATCGGTATCGAGCGCGAACCGAAGTACTTCGAAATCGCCTGCCGCCGCATCGAAGACGCCCAACGCCAAACATCGTTATTCGAGCCAGAAGCTCCGAAGGCGGAACAGATGGGGTTCCAGCTATGAGCGCGCTGCTCGCGATCGATCCGGGCACGGATAAATCTGGCTGGTGCGTGCTGGTTGATGGTTCAGTATCGGATTCGGGGGTCGACGCCAATGAGGCCGTCTTACGGCGTGTCTATACATGGCCGCATAGCCTCGCCATCGAAATGATTGCGTCGTACGGCATGGCCGTGGGGCGCGAGGTCTTCGAGACATGCGTATGGATTGGCCGGTTCATGCAGGCGCACACCTACCCCGCCACGGTTCGCCTCGTCTACCGCCGCGATGTCAAGTTGCACCTGTGCGGATCGCCGAAGGCCAAGGACGCAAACATCCGTCAAGCCTTACTCGATATGTTCCCGCGGACTGGTGGCGGGAAAACGCCACAGATAGGCACGAAGAAGAATCCCGGCCCACTGTTTGGCGTGTCATCGCATGCTTGGGCGGCGCTTGGAGTCGCTGTCACGGCGGCACATCAAATGGCTAACGATAAGGAGGTAGCATGATCGACAAAAAAATGGACTCACTCACGCGTAAAGACGAAATCATCGCTGCGCTCAAAACTCGCGGGACTATGGGCGCTGCTGATTTGGCGAAGATCATCGGTGTATCACGCGAGGTCATCGACAAGCGGCTTCGTCGGCTTCGCGAGAAGGAACAGAAGCAGGTCTGCATATCCGGCTGGCTCAGGGCGAAATCAGGTCGAGTGATTGCGCTTTATTCGCTTGGATCAGAACCGTGCGTGCGGCGTCCCGGTAAGCATGAGGTAGAGGATGAGGCGGAGGCTCTGTTTCAGTTGGATCGCCAGCGCAAAGCTCGGGCAGCGCTCGCAAGGCCGGCATTTCGTCACTGGCAAGACGTGGCTTTCTTCGGGGAACCTGGGCGGAGGGCTGCATGACCATATTCTTCTTATCCCTGATCGGCGCGCTATGTGCACTGATCTTATTTTCGTTGTTCATGCTGGCGCGTAACGAAGCGGGCTACACGGTCCGCATGGCGTTCATCAACGACGACTCGCTCTATCCGCATGTCTATCAACGCCTACCAAGTTACAGCGAAATGGTCCATCACCCGAAACATTACCTGCGGTGGACGAAGCGCCAATGGATGAAATACGTGCAGGACGAGAAGATTAACCAAGAGGTGACGAATGCACAGCGCTGAGCTTGTTGTCCGCATCGGACAAATTCACACCCGTCTCGAGGAGTCGTCGGCGCAGGGATTTCGAAATGTCACCGCAATGAAATTGCTCGTCGAACTTGAAAGCGCTGTTGATGCGCTTATGTCGGTAGCAACGGCCGAGCATATGGCGAAGGGAGGTGCGCGATGAAAAAGACTAAATGGTTCCCGGCAGATGCGAAGCCTGTTCATAGGGGCGTGTATGAGACTAAGTCCCCGCTCTTAGACGGAAAAACCGGATGGTTTAGCTACTGGGATGGAGGCGCATGGGGTAGCGCATACCTTAGCGCTGACTTCTCATTCCAGAATAGAAAGCGCATGTCTCCATACCAAGACAGGGAGTGGCGCGGCCTGACGGAGAAAGCCCAATGACCGACTTCCTGCGCCTACTAAAAGACGACGCCTACGCCGCGTCATTCCAAACGATGGGCCAGTATCGGACGGCGTTGATTGCGGCGTATCGGGCGGCGCTTGCCGGCGTGACAGTTGACTCATATTCGCTCCCTGCGCGTGAAGGCGAATCACAAATCACGATTCAGCGCGCCCAGCAGAAGCGAGGGCCGGCATTGTGGAAGGTTACGCAAGGCGGCAACTGCCTCACAAAAGACGGCCATTGGGAATACGAGCCATTGCCCAGCAGCAGGGACGATGCGTTTCTGGCTCGCTGCCGGTTCGAGACTGCCGATGCCGCTATAGCCGCCGCTCTCACCGTCAGCTCGACGGATGCGCGGCAGATAGCTGAGTCGAATGCAGGAGTCGAGCGATGAAACGCGAAGAAGCGCAGATCTCGCCAGATGAGTGGGCGGA